CGTGATTTGCTGAAAGTAATTCACTATGCTATGCTACTTCTTCACTTTGATGGGCATTATTCTCGTAAGGATAATGGTCTGACTGAATTCCGCTGAATATTATGACTCAAACTATGAAACTTTCTGACAATACTCTGGCTCTTCTCAAGAACTTTGCTGGTATTAACAATTCAATCCTCGTCAAAAAAGGTAATCGTCTTCGCACGATTTCTGTGGCAAAAAATATATTGGCAGAGGCACAAATTACGGAGAATTTTCCCCGAGACTTTGCTGTTTATGACCTCAACCAGTTTCTCAATGGTCTCAGTCTTCACCAGGATCCCGATCTCGACTTTGCTGAAGAATCTTATATCACAATTCGTGAAGGTAAGCGTCGAGTCAAGTATTTCTTTGCTGATCCGAATGTGATTATATCTCCCCCAGAAAAAGACATTCAACTTCCCTCCCAGGACGTTTGCTTCCAGTTAGATAGTGTGACTCTTGAAAAACTTCTGAAGGCAGCAGCAGTTTATCAACTTCCTGACCTTTCTGCGGTTGGTGAAGCGGGAGTGATTCGTCTTGTGGTTCGTGATAAGAAGAATGATACTTCCAACGAATATTCAATCGTAGTTGGCGAAACCGACAAAGAATTTACTTTCAACTTCAAGGTTGAAAATATCAAGATTATTCCTGGTGCTTATGACGTTGTAGTGTCTTCTAAACTTCTGTCACAATTCACAAATCCTAAGTATAATCTTTCTTATTGGATTGCCTTGGAACCTGATTCTTCTTTTGATTAATGGAATTCCTTCTTTATCTTTCTCCCGCTTCCAGAGAAATCTATAATATGATCTCTCAAAAAGTTAGGGTAGTTGAAAACGCTCCTATTTGTAGAAAATACAGTGTTATGGGATGGTACAACTCAAAGCAAAATGTAATGACATTTTGTACTAATGAAATTAAAACCACGGCAAATTTTAGATATAACATAAATGAAACTCTTCTCCACGAATCAGTTCATGTAGCGCAATCTTGTAAAGAAGGTAATGGATATGTAGATTCCTTTGGTATTTCTAAATCTTCTATGCCCCTCAATGAACGCAGAAAAAGAGATATTGTTTCTGCTGTAAAAATTAATGGTGAAGAAGTTCGGCATATTGAGCACGAAGCCTTCTGGATGGAAGACAAACCTGCTAAAGTAAAGTATGTTCTTAAAAAGTATTGTTTCTGATGAACATCTTTGTAACGAGTGAATTTCCTGCCGAGAGTGCCATCTGCCTTCCTGACAAGCACGTAGTCAAAATGCCACTAGAATGCTGCCAGATGCTCTCCATCGTGGCATCCAAGTGGTATCATAACTATGGACCCCTCCTCAAGGCAGACAGCACTCCCTATAGCACAGAGAAGGGTGCATTCCGCAATCATCCTTGCACCAAATGGGCGGCAGAGAGTATTCATAATGCCTACTGGTTAATCAAGCACGGTATGAATCTGTGTGATGAATATACTCTCCGTTACGGAAAGGTTCATTCCTGCTATAAGACCCTCGTAGATGCCTTTTATTTGTTCCCTCGTGGTAAAATAGACAAGGTAGAAAACTTCGTTCGTGCTATGCCAGATGAGTTTAAACTGGACACAACTATTGACACTTTTACTGCTTACAAGATGTACATTAGCAGCAAACCTTGGGTTGCATCTAATTATCTTCGTATGCCGCAACGGAAACCTGATTGGATTTAAATTATGAAACTATCTGATGATGAAATTATTTGGATTGCTTCTTTATTGGAAAAATCTAAATCAAAACTACTTACCAACTATGATGATGCAAAATTTATTAGGGATAAAATTTGTATAGAATCTAGAAAAATTACATCTAAAAAATCCCGAGAAAATATTAAACCTGGTAAGTGGAGTTGAATTATGACAAGTGATTTTCTTTGGGTGGAACGGTATCGTCCTCAAGTAATTGAGGATTGTATCCTTCCCGATGATACTAAAAAAACATTCAAGGAGTTTGTAGAGAAAGGAGAGATTCCAAATCTTCTTCTTTCTGGACCTCCTGGAATTGGTAAAACAACAATCGCAAAAGCATTATGTAACGAACTGGGGGCAGATTTTTATGTCATCAACGGATCCGACGAAGGGCGTTTCTTGGATACTGTACGGAACCAAGCAAAGAACTTTGCTTCGACCGTCTCACTTACGGGATCTTCTAAACACAAAGTCATCATCATCGACGAGGCTGATAACACGGGCAACGATGTTCAACTCCTTCTACGGGCGAATATTGAGGCATTTTATAACAACTGCCGCTTCATCTTTACCTGCAACTACAAAAACAAAATCATTGAACCCCTGCACTCCCGATGTGCCGTCATTGACTTCACAATCAAAGGAAAACAAAAAGCGCAGTTGGCAGGATCCTTCTTCAAGCGTCTACAGAACATCTTGGATGCGGAAGGCATCAGATATGATCAAAAAGTCGTTGCAGAACTCGTATCCAAACATTTTCCCGATTTTCGAAGAGTCCTCAACGAATGTCAGAGGTACGCTACGGGGGGATAAATTGACGCTGGCATTCTTGCATCTTTCTCAGACATCCCTGTAAATGAACTCATCAAATATCTCAAGGAAAAGAATTTCTCCGAAGTACGAAAGTGGGTGGTCTCCAACTTGGACAACGACTCTACTCTCATTCTTCGCAGGGTTTATGACTCCTGTTATGATTCTCTTGTGCCCGCCTCTATTCCTGCTGCCGTTCTTGTTATTGCTAAGTATCAATACCAATGTGCGTTCGTGGCTGATCAGGAGATTAACCTCTTAGCGGCACTAACTGAAATTATGGTGGAGTGTGAATTCTTATGAATCCATATAAAATATCATATAAAGACCTAAAAGAAATTCCTATTAAAACCACTCCAGAAAACGTAAGAGAGGCAAACGAAGCATTGTTTCGTGCTAAAATGACTCTTCCTGCTGCCGCAAAGCATTGTGGTATGACGCAGAAAGAAATGAAACTTACCTTCTGGGAATATTTGAAGTATAACCAATCCGATTATGTGAATAATGATTGATTTTTCTACAATTGAACTCAATAGACTTTCTAAGTTTTTTTCTACTCTTTCTGGAAATAGTGACCCAACAGAGTATTTTGAGATGGGTAAAGTTATTGAATATGCCTATCAAGAATATGGAAAGGGGCAACTAAAACGTGTCAATTTGGTTGGGAAAGACCTTATTGATAATTTTGGAAAAACTTATGAAAGTAAAAAAGTAAAGTTTACTAACAAAAGTCAAATGGCAGTTCGTGGTGTCGTCGTAATGAATGGACGAAGCACACCAGACATTTCCAGATTTGAATCAGCAGATTATTATATTTTTACTGACCCAGATAAACTCAAAGCTTGTTGTGTTCCTGGTTCAATGTTGTATAATATTAGAATCTCTGGAACTACAATTGTCGCACATTGCAATCCTGAACCAGAACACTTTTTCTTGAATGGTGGTCCAACTTTGAGTGAAAATTTTTTCAATAAGAAAGTAAAATTTTATCTTGATTATATTAGAGGAATTGATGATGAAATCTCTTAAGACCCCGTTGCGTTATCCGGGAGGTAAGTCCCGTGCTTGCGTCAAGATGGACGCCTATTTTCCAGATTTACGAAATTATGATGAGTTTCGGGAACCATTTATTGGTGGTGGGAGTGTCGCTATTCACATCACAAAGAAATATCCAAATTTGGATATTTGGGTGAATGACCTTTATGAACCTCTAGTAAACTTCTGGCAGCAACTCCAGATGTTTGGAACAGATCTGAAAGATAATCTTAAAGCAATAAAATTAGCAAACAATAAACCAGAATTAGCAAGGGATCTATTTCTTTATTGTAAGGATAAATTGCACGAAGAAGGACGTTCAAATCTTGATCGTGCTGTTGATTTTTATATTATTAATAAGTGTTCTTTCAGTGGTCTCACAGAAAGTTCTTCTTTCTCTCCTCAGGCATCCAATGCCAACTTCAGTCTTCGTGGAATTGAAAAATTGCCAGAGTATTCCAAACTGATTGAGAAGTGGCGTATAACTAATTACTCCTATGATTATCTTATGGATGGAAATAAGGGTGCTTTTATGTATCTTGACCCTCCTTATGACATTAAGGATAATCTCTATGGGAACAAAGGATCAATGCACAAAGGATTTGATCACGATAAGTTTGCTGCTGATTGCGACAATAACAATATGGATCAGTTGATCAGTTATAATTCAGATCAACTCGTCAAAGATCGTTTCAAGAACTGGAATGCTGCTGAGTTTGACCTGACTTATACCATGCGGTCAGTTGGTGAATATATGCGAGATCAAAAACAACGTAAAGAACTGCTACTTTTTAATTATGGAATTGAAGGACTGGTTAAACTCGATCAATCAGACGAAGAACAATCTAATTGATGAAGACCCTTCACTTGAGAAGGATTATGCTCCATATATTATCAATCGTTGCTTATCGGGGCATATTGATTGTATTATGTTCGCTAATGAAATGAATCGATATAATTTTCTTCCAAAGAAAATGCAATATGACTTTTTTATAAATAGTCTGAGGAAAAAGAAGAGATATTCTCCCTGGCTCCGACAAGATAAAATCAAAGATCTTGATTATGTCAAACGTTATTATGGTTATAGTAATGAAAAGGCAAAACAGGCTTTGAGGATTCTAACCAAAGAACAACTAACATTTATAAAATCGAAATTTGAAACTGGAGGAATGAAATGAGCGTCGTTCAAGAACCTGAAGTAAAGTGGACGCCCGACCAAATGGTGGAAGTGATTCTCAACGAACCTGATGATTTTCTTAAGGTTCGTGAGACTTTGACCCGTATCGGAGTTGCTTCAAGAAAAGAGAAAAAACTTTATCAGTCTTGTCATATTTTACACAAACAAGGGCGTTATTTTGTCACGCACTTTAAAGAACTTTTTGCTTTGGATGGTAAACACGCCAATCTTACAGTAAATGATGTTCAACGTCGTAATCGTATTGTTCAATTAATAGCAGATTGGGGATTAGTTGAAGTTGTAGATGTAAGTAAGATTCAAGACATTGCTCCACTCAATCAGATTAAAGTTCTTGCTTATAAGGATAAAGGAGATTGGATTTTGGAGACCAAGTATAATATTGGTTCTAAAAAGAAGAGGGTTGAGGAGGAAGAGTGATGGCTTCTGGGAGTTTTGAATTCCGTTTTCGTCACCAAAACGAAGAGGCTGCTTGGTATAAAAATCCTAATACAAAGTTTGCTCTTCCAGACGAAGATGTAAATATTACCTGTGACGACCCATATCTAAATGAAAATCAATTTTTAGAAATGGTTCGTAGATTCTTTATTGCTTGTGGATATACAGAAAAACAGTGGGTAAATGCTCTATCAACGCATTTATCTGAAGTTGGTGTAGGAAGAACCGAATAATAAAGTAGGGAGTTCAACACTCCCTTTTTTATGCTTTCTGTTATAATTATATAAGGATGCTGAAAGGGTCCACAAAACACAACCTCGCTTTAAAAAGGAGATACAATAATGACTAATCTCACAAGATATACTGCTGCGGATCTGCCTACTCTATTGGATAAGATCACAAGAAACAGTATTGGAATGGACGAATATTTTGATCGTCTATTCAATCTTCACGAAACTACAACAAATTATCCACCATATAACTTAGTCCAAATAAATAATGTTGAGTCAAGACTTGAAATCGCCCTCGCAGGATTTAAGAAAGGAGAGGTAAATGTCTTCACAGAGTATGGAAAACTTTTTGTCGAAGGGCAAAAATCAGATTCCGAATCGGATGGGACGTTTATCCACAAGGGTTTGGCTAGCAGAAGTTTTAAAAGAGCATGGACACTCTCCGACGACACAGAAGTCCGAGAAGTCATCTTTGAAGATGGATTACTTGTCATTCGACTAGGAAAGATTGTTCCAGAACATCACAGTAGAAAAGATTACCTATAAATAATTCAGAATATCGTCGCCGCAGGGAGGTAACTGGCAAAATCCAGTTGCACCTCCTCTTTTTTTGTGCTATAATAAGTTGAGAGAAAAATTGAAAATGTCTGTAAAAATTGCTCTACTAAAATCTGGAGAAACTGTTATCTCCGATGCAAAAGAATTAATTTCTGAAGAAAAAGTTTGTGGATTTTTATTTACAAATCCACATATTGTTGATGTGAGAAAAACTCTTTTGTTGGTAGAAGAATCTAAAGATTCTCAAAATGGAGATCTAGAAGTAGTTTTAGCTCCCTGGATTGTTCTTACGAGTGATACTCAGATTCCAGTTCCACCAGATTGGATTGTTACTATTGTGGAACCAATACCACAAATTAAAGAAATGTATGAGGAAAAAGTAAATGCAAAAGATAGTCAAGTGTCTGCTATTGAAGATTAGTAATGTAATTGTTACTGAAATTATTGAGGTCGGTTCTGAACTTGGAGAACCAGATTGTAAGATTATTAATCCTTATCGAATTGATTCTGATGGTAATTTAACTCCGTGGCCTGAGGTGACTGATCAGCGTGAAATGATGATTCATTCTGATAGTATTCTTACTATCGTTGACCCTAAACCTGAAATTGTTGAAAAGTATCTTGAACTAACTGCCTAATGCGATTTTATACTAACGTCCAAATGGTCGGGGATCACTTCTTGGTACGTGGTTGTGAAAATGGTGAGCATTTTATGACCCGTGAGAAGTTTAACCCGACTCTTTTTGTCCCTTCCAATAAAAAAACAAAATATAAAACTTTAATGGGGGAATATGTTGAGGCAATCCAACCTGGGTGTGTCCGTGATTGTCGTGAGTTTATCAAAAAGTATGAAAATGTAGAGAACTTTAAAATTTGTGGAAATACTCAGTACATTTATCAGTATATTTCTGAAATGTACCCAGAGGATGAAGTTAAGTTTGACATTAGTAAAATTAAAGTAAGCACTCTTGACATTGAGGTCGCATCAGAGAATGGATTCCCTGATGTAGAATCTGCTGCCGAAGAAATCCTCTTGATTACAATTCAAGATTATTCTTCAAAGCAAATCCGCACTTGGGGTCTTGGACCGTTTCAAAATAAGCAGAAGAATGTAATTTACAGGTCATTTTCAACGGAATATGATTTACTAAATGACTTTATTAACTGGTGGATGGTTGAAACAAATATTCCGGAAGTTGTGACTGGATGGAATATTGAACTATATGACATTCCATATTTGGTTCGACGCCTCGATAGAGTTCTTGGTGAAAAATTGATGAAAAGATTTTCTCCTTGGGGTCTTGTAACTGAAAATGAAATTTATATTTCTGGACGAAGGCATATTTCGTATGATGTTGGTGGTATTACTCAACTTGATTATTTGAATCTTTATAAGAAATTCACTTATAAAGCACAGGAATCTTATCGTCTTGATTATATTGCCGAAGTAGAACTTGGGCAGAAAAAACTAGACCACTCTGAGTTTGATACCTTTAAGGATTTCTATACTAAAGGTTGGCAGAAGTTCGTAGAATACAACATCGTTGATGTAGAACTTGTTGACCGTATGGAAGACAAGATGAAACTGATTGAACTTGCAATTACGATGGCATATGACGCTAAGGCGAACTATGCTGATGTATTTTCACAAGTTCGTATGTGGGATACAATTATCTACAATTATCTTAAAAAGAGAAATATTGTCATTCCACCAAAGGAAAGATCAGACAAAGAATCTCAGTATGCTGGCGCTTATGTAAAAGAACCTATTCCTGGAAAGTATGATTGGGTTGTGAGTTTTGACTTGAACTCACTATATCCTCACTTGATTATGCAGTATAATATCTCACCAGAAACCCTTTTGGATGAGAGGCACCCTTCCGTGACAATTGATAGGGTCTTGAATAAAGAATTGACTTTTGAGATGTATAAGGATTATGCGGTATGTGCGAATGGTGCTATGTACCGTAAAGACGTTCGTGGATTTCTTCCAGAACTGATGGAAAAGATCTATAATGAACGTGTAATATTTAAGAAGAAGATGCTTGCGGCAGAGCAAGAGTATGAGAAGACTAAGAATAAACAACTTCTCAAAGAAATTGCCCGCTGTAATAATATTCAGATGGCACGTAAGATTCAACTTAACTCTGCTTATGGTGCTATCGGCAATCAGTATTTTAGATATTTCAAACTCGCAAATGCTGAGGCAATCACACTGTCGGGGCAGGTCTCCATTCAGTGGATTATGAATAAGATGAATTCTTATTTGAATAAAATTCTTAAAACAGGAGACGTGGATTATGTTATTGCCTCTGACACTGACTCTTTGTATGTCAATATGGGTCCTCTGGTTGAAAGTGTATTCAAGGGAAGAAAGAAAGCTACTCAAAGCATTGTTTCGTTCCTTGATAAGGTCTGTCAAGTGGAATTTGAAAAGTATATTGAAAGTTCTTACCAAGAATTGGCTGACTATGTGAATGCCTACGACCAAAAGATGTTTATGAAGCGAGAGTGTATCGCTGAGCGTGGTATTTGGACTGCGAAGAAGCGATACATTCTTAACGTCTGGGATAGTGAAGGTGTCCGTTATGAAGAACCCAAACTGAAAATTAAAGGTATTGAGGCAATCAAATCTTCTACACCAGCACCTTGTCGCAAGATGCTGAAAGATTCCTTCAAGATTTTAATGAGTGGGTCTGAGGATGATATGATTAACTTTATTGATAATTGCCGTGAAGAGTTCAAGAGCCTTCCACCAGAACAGGTTGCTTTTCCTAGGACTGCTTCTGATGTTCGTAAATATTATTCTTCTGCGGACATTTACGCTAAAAAAACTCCCATTCATATTCGTGGAGCACTTCTTTTTAATCATTATGTCAAACAGAAAAATCTTACAAACAAATATTCATTAATTCAAAACGGAGAAAAAGTTAAATATATTTTTCTCAAAAAACCTAATATCATTCAAGAAAATGTAATATCATTTATTCAGGAATTTCCAAAAGAACTTGGACTTGACAAATACATAGACTATGACTTACAATTTGAGAAGAGTTTTATAGAACCGCTTAGAACAATTCTTGATACAATTGGGTGGAGTGTAGAAAAAACTATTAACCTTGAATCTTTCTTCTTTTAATCCTATACTAATTACACTACTTAAATACTATGGACTTTCTTAAAGATATTGTAAAAGAAATTGGTGGAGAATACACCCAACTTGCCTCAGAGATTGATGAGACTGAAACTTTTGTGGATACGGGTTCGTACATTTTTAATGCTCTTGTATCCGGTAGTATATTTGGTGGCGTATCTGGGAATAAGATTACTGCAATCGCAGGTGAGAGTTCAACAGGTAAGACTTTCTTCTCTCTCGCCGTCGTTAAAAATTTCCTTGATAATAATCCTACTGGATATTGTTTGTATTTTGATACTGAAGCTGCAATCACCAAATCCCTTCTGGAAAGTAGAGGAATTGACACAACTCGCTTGGTGGTTGTCAATGTAGTAACTGTAGAGGAGTTTCGTACAAAAACACTTAAAGCAGTTGATATTTATCTCAAAACTAAAGAAGAAGATAGGAAACCTTGTATTTTTGTACTCGACTCTTTGGGAATGCTTTCGACAAATAAAGAGATAAACGATGCTCTTGCTGAAAAAGATACCCGTGATATGACTAAAGCGCAATTGATTAAAGGCGCTTTTCGTATGCTAACTCTTAAGTTGGGTCAAGCAAAGATTCCTATGCTGGTGACAAATCATACATATGAATCGATGAGTTTATATGGTGGAAAGCAAATGTCGGGAGGATCTGGATTGCAATATGCATCATCAACTATCATTTATCTTTCCAAATCAAAAGAAAAGGACGGTGCTGAAGTTGTTGGAAATATTATTAGATGCAAAACTCAAAAATCGCGTTTAAGTAAAGAAAATCAAGAA